GTCGGGTTACAACTGAACCCGCGCCCGGAAGGTCAGGTCGATCCGCCGCGTCTCGCCCTCTTCGATCCGCCGGGCGCTGGCCCGCACGAAGAACAGGTTCACCAGCGCGCCCCGGCTCAACGTCAACGGCGCCCCGATCAGCGCGTCCGAGATGTCCGCCGCGATGGTCTTGATCGACAGGAAGCCCGTCGCATCGGTGATTACGCTGATCACCATCTGATGCTCCGCCCCCGCGCCCGACTTGTCGGACTGGTCGCGCGCCTCCTCCGGTCCGATCAGGACGAAGGTCCCCGTCACGTTCGCCGGCACCGCGTCATAGATCGCCACACCGGCCAGGGCCGGCCAGGCCGACAACCGCTGGAACACCGCCGTCTGCAGGGCGGGTGCTGCACCGTAGCTCATTTCGGCACCTCCTCGCGGGCGAAACAGGTCAGATAGCGGCCGAACTGATCGCGCTCGGTGACCGCCTGGATCCAGAACAGCCGCGTCCCTTCGCGGAACCGCTGCCCGGCCTTCGGGCGGGAGGCCGACCCCACGGGCGTTCCCCGCACCGTGATCCGGTAGGGCACCGCCGACAGCATCCGTTCCTCACCCAGCGTGTCACTGCCAGACCCCGGCAGCACCTCCGCCCAAAGCGTCCCCAGCGCCGTCCAGGCCGAGGTGAAACCGCCAGCACCGTCAGGCGTCCGCACGACCCCCTCCAGCACCAGCGCCCGGTTCAGATGAGGGGCGTTCATTTCTTGCCCCCGCCCAGGATGCGCACCGTCCGCCAGCGCTCGATCAGGGTCACCACCCCGAACGGAAGCCCCGCCGCCTGCGCGCCATCGTCGTGGCGGTGCTCGTAATACTCACCGGCCAGCAGCAGCACCGCCTGCCGCAGGTCCACCGGGATATCCGTCCAGGCCGGGCCGAACCCGGCGTCGAACACCACCTTCGCCAACCCCTCGCTCGGGATCGCCGGCAGCGCCGAGCCCTTTCCCACCAGCCGGGGCCGGTGCAGGTCCTTCACCAGCCGATAGGTGGCCGGAGCCACGACGACTTCTCCCCCCGCCGCATCGACCAGCGTCAGGCTCACCAGTTGGGACACCGGCGATACCGGCAGCGCCTGCTCGTCCTCGCGCCAGCACTCCAGCACCCACAGGAACCGGCGCTGGAACAGCATCTTGCCGATCCGCCCCTCGATGGCCGCCAGGGCCGCGCGAAGGTAGGTCTCGATCAGCCCGTCCTGCAGCCCGTCGTCGGCAAAGCCCGAGCCCATCCGCAGATGGTCCTTCATCTCTTCCACCGGCAGCGCCACCGACGGCACCGGAGTTTCTTCGGTCAACATCATGATCTGATCTCCGCCAGCGGCCGGGACAATGGGGCAGGTGCGGCCCGGCCCCTCGACAGGGACCGGGCCAAACTCATCAGGACACCGCGACCTTCAGCAGCTTGATGGCCGAGTAGTCGGTGATGTCGCCGCCCACGCGCTTGTTGGCGTAGAACAGGACGTTCGGCTTGGCCGAGAACGGGTCGCGCAGGATGCGCAGGTCTGGGCGCTCCGCGATGGTGTAGGCCGCGCGGAAGTCGCCGAAGGCGATGGGATAGGTGTTGGCGCCCACGTCCGGCATGTCTTCCGACACCAGCACCGGATAGCCCATCAGCCGCGAGGGCTCACCCGCCGCCAGGCCGTCCGACCACAGGAAGCGGCCATCCGCGTCCTTCATCTTGCGCACCGCGCCCACGGTCTTCGAGTTCATCACGAAGGTCGCGTTGGCCCGGTAGTCCGCGCCCAGCGCATAGACCAGGTTGACGATGCAGTCGGCCGGGTTGGTGGTGGCGAAGTCCGCCGCCGCGCCGGTGGGCACATAGCCGATGTTGCCCCAGGTCCAGGACGCGTTGGCAACCTTGGTCGGCAGAAGGATGCCCTTCGGCTTGTCCACGCCGTCACCGTTGATGAAGGCCGCAGCCTCGGCACGGATGAAGCGGGTCGCGATCTTCTCGGCCAGCCAGCCCTCGACGTCGAAGGCACTGTCGTCCAGAAGGCGCTGGGACGCCTTGGGCATCGCGGCCAGCTCGTGCAGCTTGATCGAGATGCGCTCGATGATCGGGGTGGCGGTCTCGGTGGTGGCCGCCGTCTCGGTCGCCCAGCCCGAACCCACTTCCGACCGGTCGACAATCACGTCGAACGAGCTCGCCTCGACCTGCACGACGTTGGCGATGGACCGCAGCGACGAGGTCGACAGGAGGAGCGACTGGATGCGCTCCGCCGTCTGCGGGTCTACCAGATAGCCACCGTCGGCGGCCACGGCGGTCGACATCGCCTTGCCTTCCAGGGTCAGGCCACGCAGGCCGTCATCGTCGCCGGTCCGCAGATAGGCGTTGAACGCCTTCTGATGCGGGGCCTCGACCTCCGCACGGGCCGAAAGCGCCGGGCGGCCATAGGACATCGTCTTTGCGTTCAGCATGGTCAGTCGCTCTTCCTGATGTTTCAGCGTGGATTTCACTTCGTCCTGAAAGCGGTTGAACTCCGTCAGGAACCCGGTCATGGCCGCCTTCGCCTCGGCAGCCGGAGTCTGGGCGGGGGACAGACCTTCCCCGGCCCGAGCCTTCGTCTCGGTCATCTCGTCATCCTTCTCTTCAGTTGGGACGCCGCGCTATCGCCCGGCCAGACTGCGGCGCGCGTCCTCGAAGACCGCCGCCATGTCGCGCCAGTCGTCGTCCAGGGCATCCGCCTTGGCCGCGACCCGCGCCTCGGGAAGCATCGGGAAGGTCACCAGCGAGACCTCCCAAAGCTCCAGCTCCGACAAGAGCCGCTTGCCCTTGCCGTCACGTTCCGCCTTGACCGTGCGGTAGCCGATGGACAACCCGTCGATCGCCCCCGCCTGGACCAGCGCCGCCACCTCACGGCCCTTCTCCACCTCGGTCAGGATGCGCCCCTTGACCCAAAGGCCCTTGGCATCCTCGCGCACCTCGTCCCAGACGCCGATGGGCTGCCCCGGATCATGCTGCCACAGCATCTTGACCCTGCCGCCCCGCGCGGAAAGCCGCTTCAGGCTTTCGGCATAGGCGCCCTTCTGCACGACGTCGCCGCCCTGGTCGGTCTTGCCGAACAGCGAGGCATAGCCCTCGACCACATGGCCCTCGGTCACCACCAGACCCGCCTCGGCCTGCTGGAACTTCCGCTCCGGTGCTCCGTATTCCGTCATCGCCTCACCTCATCGCTGCCTGGATGACCGTCTCGGCCATCTGCGCCAACAGGAACGCCGCCACTCCGTAGACGCCGACCCAGATCCTCTTTTCCAATCGCTCCAGCGTCGCTTCGATCAGCCCCAGCCGGTATTCCGGCCCCGCCCAGCGCTCCTCGGCGACCCGCTCGTTCGCCTCGATCCGCGCGGCGGCCGCATCGAAACTGTCGTAGACAAAGCGCGACCCGCCTTCCCCACGCTTGGCCGTCATTCCTCCTCCGCCAGTTTCGGCAGACCCAGCAGCATCCGCTTCTCCGCCACCGTCAGGAAGTCCGAGGCCCCGACCCGCGCCCAAAGCTGGTCGCGTTCCGCCGCCAGCGCCGGCACCTGGTCGAGGTCGGGTTTCAGCTCCACCGCCTCGCCCGCAAACCGCGACAGCCAATGCGCCAGGTCCGCCATGACCTTCGTCGCCAGGGGCAGCACCGTCAGCCGGTAGAAGGCACGGTTCGCCTCCTGGTAATTCGAATAGGTCGCGTCCCCCGGGATCCCCAGCAGCATCGGCGGCACACCGAAGGCAATCGCGATCTCCCGCGCCGCCGCCTCCTTGGTCTTCTGGAACTCCATGTCGCTGGGCGAGAACCCCATCGGCTTCCAGTCGAGCCCACCCTCCAACAGCATTGGACGCCCCGCATTCCGCGCCCCCTGGTGATGCGCCTCCATCTCGCTCACCAGCCGCTCATACTGGTCCGAGCTCAACGAAGCCGCCCCATCCGCGCCCTTGTAGACAATCGCCCCCGAAGGCCGCGCCGCGTTGTCCAGAAGAGCCTTCGACCAGCTCGACGCGCTGTTATGCACGTCCACCGCCACCGCCGCCGCCTGCATGGGCGAGAACCCGTAGTGGTCATCCTGAGGGTGGAAGGTCTTCAGGTGACAGATCGGGCTCATCTCCCCCGTCACGTCATAGCGATGCGTCCGCCCGCTGACCGTGTAGTCATAAGCCACCGGCCAGCCGTCCGCGCCGGGGACCAGGTTCATCCGGTCCGACCGCAGCACGTGCAGCTCGCCCGGCATCGCCGAGACACCCGGCACAGCCTCGACATAGGCGTTCCCGGCCAGAAGCAGATAGCCATAGACCGCCTCCAGGAACTCCGCCCGCCCCTGCGCCCCGTTGGGACGTGAGATCAGGTCCATCACCGGATGCGTGTCGAACCGCTGCTCCGTCGTCTGGCAGACCAGCGGCAGCGCCGCCGCCGCCTCGGCGATCAGCCGCACCACGCGGAAGCCGACCGGGTTACCCTGGAACCCCGTCCGGGTCAGGCTTGCGGTATCCCGAGGGCTCCAGGCCACGCGGCCTGCGTTCCCCCAGGCGATCACCCGACCCACGGCCGAGGCCTTGCGTTCCGGAACCGCCTCTACCGGCGCCTTCCGCAGAAAATCGAACATCTCGTGCTCCTTCATGCCCCGGGACCGTGCCCGACTGACCCGGGCTGCCTGATGCGCCCGGCCATATGACCTGCGAATACCCTAAATCCCTTAAAGCGACCGAACGCTGGGTCGGCCGCCATGCAACGGGGTCAGCATCAGGTCGGTCAGCGCCCAGACCAGCGCATCCAGCCGGTCGGGAGACCCCGATCCCTGCCAGCCCACCGCCGTCATCTTGCCCATCTGCTCTTCCAAGGCACCCAGGCCCCGGACATGCTTGACGCGCCCCTGCTCATACAAGGCCGCCACCGGCTCGGCCCGCAGCATCTTTGACCGCGTCGCATGCACCGCCCGGAACGGCACCAGCGGATCGATCATCCGCACCAGCCGCTCGACCAGGTCACCGCCCTGGTTCACCTCAGCCACCAGCCGGTCCGCCCCATGCCGCTCCATCGCCGCCAAGGCCGCCCGTGCCCAGCCCTCGGGCGTGGCCCCCTTCACGGACGCATCCTCCAGAACCACCGCCCGCCAATCCTTCGGCTCGCCCCGCGTATCCGCGCCTACGACCACGATGCCGCATTCATCACTCGATTTCATCGACGTGACCGGAGGGTCCACCGCCACCACCACCCGGTTGAACTGCGGCACCTCGTCAACCCTCGCCGCCTCCAGCATGGCCGAGGTCCACAAGGCCCCCTCCGCCTCTTCCAGAAGCTCCCCCATCAGCTCCTGCCGGCCGAACCGCGTCCCGCCATAGCGCGCCTGCACCTCGGCCAGGAAGCTTTCCGCCAGATAGGCCCGGTTCGCCTCGGTCGGCGCATGGGTCACCACCGAGGACGGGTTCTTCAGGATCGCCTTCAGCACCCCCACATTGCGCGGGGTCGTTGTCACCACCGCCTGCGGATTCTTCCCCAGCCGCAGCGCGAACTGCAGTTGGTCCCAGGCCTCGGCCCCCTTCTTCCACTTCCCCAGCTCATCCGCCCAGGCGGCATCGAACTGCGGTCCCCTCATCGCCTCGGGCTCATGCGCCGAAAACACCTGCGCAATGGCCCCGTTCGCCCAGACAAGCTGGTTCCTGGACGCAAACCACTCAGGCTTCCGGTCCGGCGGCGAGCAGGCGACGATCCCGCTCTCCCCCAGGAC